GCCGGATTATATAATTTTGCTTTTGTCTGTGTCAACCTCCCGATTTTTAAAGTCTGTGTAAATTCAAGAGAAAAAGGCGGCGATTCAAAAAGACGTCCGCCGACATTTATCTGTGCAAACCTTTCATATAATGCATTATTCGGCAACGACATATTGCTTTACCTTATCTAAATTATCAGGTTCAACCGTTGATTCGTCACCCAATTGATCAGAAAGTAAATCGTCAATATTAAATGGAATAATCGGATCAGATAATTCCAAATCTTCAACAACTGCATGTATCAATTCACCCGCATAAATCAAACGAGTTGTATATAAAATATTATCATCCTGATCCCTGATTTCGCAATATATTCGATTGTGCTTTACGTTTTCCCTGTAAAGAAAAGTATATGTATTTCCGATAGTAAATGATTTACTGACCGGTAATTCCTCTTGATCAAGCGGTAAAAATTCAAGTTCTATTGCCATTATCCGATCAACCCCTTTAATATCGAAGTACTTTTCTTCGTTGTTGCGTTTCCTGCTTTTTTGCTCGTTCCTTTACTGGTTGCCCCTTTTGCAGTTACATTTGATAAGCTTATCGCCTCAATCTGTGCCGCAACAACATTTATTTTAGTTAATGATATTGTGATTCCTATCCCGTCGCCAGTGTCTAGCGTTTTAGTTGTTGTAAAATTTGAAATGACAAGATCCTCAATATCTGTTTCATGCCCGAAATATGTCAAAATCGGTTTTTCATCTCGCCAAATTTCAAGGGTTTCTAATCTGTCCTCGATTGTCTCATCAATAAAACCAGTGGGATCAAGCAAGTCAAAATCATCATCTGTCAAAACTGCGTTTATATCAATCGACAAAGGATCTGAATGTACATGATCGGTAACATCCGCCCCGTCCTCGATAGTGTGCCTGGAAACGGAAAAATTATTACTATCCGTTTTATCAATGACAGCATCAAACAACACATCAAAAATACCATCAGACAAAAAAGCCTGTGACCTTCCGCCGGTGATTGCATCGCTTATTTTACTTGATAATGCCATTAAGTTAATTCAAACCCCAATTCAGCGGATAAAACATTGTTTGCAAGATTATTCAAAGCGTCAAGGATTGTTGCCTCAACTTCCTCTGCGGCCTCGCCGCTATCTTGTACAGTTATATTAATAGTACCGACCAATTGACTTACATTTACTTTTGACCCTCCGGCCGCATTATTCGGAACAATATTCCCATCACGGCCAGGGACAAATATTTCCGGGCCAGCCTCACCAACCACAAAAGGCGTTCCAGCTTGAACAGGCCCCCCAAATTGACGCCCTTCAATTGCTTTTGCCGCCGGTGCCGCCGGTGCCGCCGCAACTTTATTTAATAAAGCAATTGCCCAATCCGGCAATATACCACGCAAAAAATTAACTATTGCCGCCCCCAATTGTTGGAAAAAACTAACTATTTTACTAGGGATTGACTTTAAAAAATCAACAATCTCATCCCAAAAGAAATATATTAAACTGAATGGAAAAAGAAACATAATCAAACGCTTTCCCCAAATTTTAGCAAACTGTACAAATTTCATGAATTGAATTTTCATAAAATTGACAAATTTAAAAAATGTCTTTTTAACGAAATTCCAACCTTCCGCCAGGGATCCGAAAAAATCACCGATTACAGATTCCCCGCCTTTTAAAAATACATATAAATCCTCAATGACAAGTATAATTCCGGTAATAACGCCGATTATAAGAAGCGCTATCGCTATAAATGGCAACATCGGTACAAGTGCCGCCCATATAGCGGCCGCCAACGCCTTAAAAGCCAATACAAGCCCGATTCCGATTGCAACAGATAACGCAATAATCACAGTCTTTAAAACTGCGATTCCTCTTTCTGTTTTAAGAAAAGCAACAAATTCCTTTGTCAAATCAGCAAGCCATATCAAGGCCGGTTTAAGAAAATCAATTAAAATCTTTCCAATCTCTTTAAATATCTGACCCTTGAAACCTTCCATTGTAGATATCAAACCGTTCCACGTTTTGGATTGCTTTTCCATCATATTATTAAATTTGCCGCCCTCGGATGTTGCAATTTTAAAAGCTTCGTTGACCTGTTCAAATGAGATCATGCCCTTGCTCATTTCGTCCTTTAATTGTTTCATCGATTTTCCGGTTTTTTCTGATATAACCTGTAAAGGATTAAAACCAGCGTTTATCATCTGCAATAAATCTTGACCCATCAAACGGCCTTGACTCGACACCTGAGAAAATGCCAAAGTCAAACCCTTGAATTTTTCAGCATTACCGCCGGAAACATCACCGAGCATTTGAATTGATGGCAATATACTATCTGCCGCAATCCCGAAATTTAACATCATTTTTGCGGACTCGTTTAATGACTCCGGAGTAAATGGAGTTGCAAGGGATAAATCTTCAAGGTCTGTCAATAATTTTTGTGCTTTGTCAGCACTTCCGAGCATGACTTCAAAAGAAATAGAGGTTTGTTCAAAAGCGGCGGCGACTTTTATCATTTCTCCGGCTGATCGTGCAATTCCAGCCAGGGCAAGAGCCCCGCCCATTCCAGCAAGCAAGCCATTTAATTCAAGGGCGGATTCCTTTGATTCGTCCATCCCCTTATTTAGTTTTCCGAGTGCTGGCGAAGTTTTATCTTTGAAAAAGATTTCGCCGAATAATTTTCTTATTCCATCGGCCATTTATTTCTTTTTACCCCATTTCCTATTTTCAATTTTAATCTTCTCATCAACCGCGTTGTTAGCCTCAAAAAGCAACCCTGGATCGCCCTCTGCGGCTTCGGTAAAAGTTAAAATTCCGTATATAATAGGGCGCCAGAATAAAGTATTATTCCGAAACGTCTTTTTCCATCTTTTGTAAAAGTTTCTGTCCGGCTTTTTTTGCTTGCTTATCTTCCGGATAGATATATCCGGAGTCCAACTCCCCTCGAAGAAACCGTGGCAAGACTAATTGCCACGCCTCCAACTCCCTCGGGTGTAAATCATCGAGTTTTAATTTTCCGCCTTCCGCCGGATGAACTACATGTTCAAAGCAATAATCAATTAACTTTTCCATGTCAATTGATTGTGTTTTAATGTCGAGCATCTTTGATTGAAGTTTCAACCATTCACGATTACCCGGGTGCTGGAATTTGTAAACTTTTTCGTTAATAACGCATTGATTAACTAACATTTAAACCATCCTTTTTATAAATGTGACATAATGAGGTCAGCGCATTGTATAACCCATTCAACGCCAGATTCCTCAACATCATATTCAATGTCTGGATCTGTTCCAACCCATGCGGAACTTGCAACCGCCATATGATTAGAATCGGAATCATTTTTACACATAACAGGGAAAGCAACCGCAGTTCTTTTCAACAAATCCATTTGTTTGTTAAAAGGACTCGTCTTTTTCAATACAAAAGTGATTGTACCTGAAATATTGTTATTCTTTGCCCTTGCAACTTCACCATGAGCGCCAACGGCCGTTTTATAGATTTCATTATCAGCGCGGGCGCAAGTGATAAATGTCCCGTCCATAAAACCGGAGGCCGTCAAACCTGATATAATTAAACTTACTTCTTTCGGATCATATGTACCTAGTAAATCGCCTGCCGCCATAATTTATATTCTCCTTACATTTATTAAACTTCAATACGTCCGGTCACAGTAACTTTGTGAATTGCCCCGGCCGTGGTATATACAAAATCAAGTCCGTTATACTCACGGTTTGCCCTTTCGTTTACAGGACTATCCGCACGGCTCACCGTTGTAACCTGGTAAATATATTCCTTATCGTCAGACTTTTCAAGGTCTGCATCAGAAACCGCCGCCGCGATTATGCCATTGTCACCGGCTCGCTTTAATACATCCCTGACAACTCCCTCAATCTGAGCAATTCCAGAATCATCATAAGGCACTTTATCGTTTTTCAGGAAAAGCCCCAATAGTCCGACACGGATTTGATCCTCAACCCAATCTTGACCGATTATGATATCAATGTATTCTCCGGATGTCGTAACCCCTTCATTTGTAAAAATTACTCCGGCCTGTTCCTGTAATGCCTGACCATTGTTTGACCTGATTGTCGCTAATTGTGTACTATTGAAATTTGATTCATTTTGACCGGAAAGCGTTTTCCATTTCCATGTATTCGACCCCGGAGTTTTCGGAATCTCACGGCCAACCCACGCACACTCTGGATAATCAATGTCAGAATTATCATGTATCAAATAAGCTTCGCGGTCAGCATTTCGCCCGGTAAGTGCTGTTATATCATCAGACCCGCCGAAAAAGAATTTTTTATTACTGTTCGCCCATGTTCCGGCAAGTGCCAGATCCGCTTTTTCTCTTGATTCGATAGTAACCGCGTAAAAATCCGGGTCTGTTGTAATAAGTGTTGAAAGTGCCGAATCGTAAGCTGTTCCGCTTGCTTTCCTTATAACCTTAATAGTTGATGGACTCGGACTTTGTGCCAGCATTGCCGCACACATTTTATATTCTTCGTCTGTTGATAAATATCCGGCATCCGTCAAGTCTGTCAAACTTGATATTGATATCACACCGGAGGCGACCGGACCCGAACCCATGACAAGGGGCGTAAAAACAAGCTGTTGCAAACCCAATGTTCCCCTTGAAATGTTTATTATTATGTCGTTTATAAAAGCCATCTTTTATACTCTCCTTATGGAATATTTACGACTAAATCATCCTGCGGAACACCGTCCCGCGTAACACCTATATTTAATTCGTCAATGTTTTCAATCTCGGTTTCTGTATATCCTGAATAATCAAAACGTACATCAAAACCGTATCTATTTTCGTAAAAAGCTTCCTGATACACTGTGCGATCCTCAACTGACGGACTGATTAAACGAGCAACAACGCGCTTTGACTTTATAAATTCAATCCCATCAATAGACTTGAACCATCGAAGGGCATCCGTTGCAAGTGTTTTCAATCGACTAACTCTATTTTTATCATGAAAATTCATACTGAATATTTCTTCCGATTTCTCATATTTTATTATATTAACAGATGTAGGATCGCCCGGGACTTCCTCAATTTCTTTTATATCCTGATACGGATTTTCATTATTTGAAATCGTCATATTATATGATGCAAAAGGGTAACGAGGGTGATCCCCTTCCTGATTTGCCCGGATTATTTTGATTCCGAGTTCTTTTGATAATTTTCTTATTATCTGTTTTATTATGCTATCTGGAATCATTCTGAATCACTTATCCTTTTCGCCAAATAAGTTGTAAAACCTCCCTCAAAATTTCGTCTGGTCCCGCCGTCAATCTTGTATCTTGAACTATCAAAATGAATTATTCCCTGATCTGGTATCGTTCCGGAACCAATTTCATAAATTTTCTTATCTTGAAACGTATAAACACCAGGTTCTAAAAATTGCAAATCCCTTCGATTCATCGGGAAAATTGCCAACTCTTTACTCACTCCCGTTGATTCAATCTTTACATATTCACCGTCAACATAAGCCCCTGAAACTGGTAAGTCAACAGTGACAGGTCTTAAATGCCTAACAATCGCGATATGAACCTGAGTAATTGACATTATACTACCTGATGGGTTATACCCTGTAAAAGTCTACCGGTATGTATTAGTGTCTTGTCCTTACCTCCCTTTTTCTCTACTGTATACGGGTGATTGGCCGGTTTTATATTTGACCTGATTTTTTTCTGAATTGCTGAAACCATAAAAAGGCCAGCCCGGTCAAGTGCTTTCTGTAAATTGGTATCAATAGAAACAATATTTCTTACCTTTCGAAAAACACCCTTTACAACTTTTTTATTATCAAATGTTGACCGAACAAATGATCTTTCAGGTACTACGATATGAACAGTATTCTTTTTAATATAAAAACCCTGAGAAGCTAAAAAATTACGCATCTTTGCAGTAACTTTAATTTTCGCCCCGAATTCATTAACCGCCCCAATCATTGCCAACTCATCATCGCCCAATATACCAACCCGAATTGATTTCTTTTTCAAGATTTTCAATCTTTTTTTAAGCTTCGGAATATGGTTGATATCTTTTATAGGCATCTACTTTCAAACCCCTGGATTGCATTTAATAGTTTGATATATTCACGTTCCCAATTTGTAGCGTAAAGAGTGCCAAGCGAACTACTGCCAGACGTTCCGTATTTTATCGAAACATCCGCGACCCTTTCCGATTCAATTGGCCCCATAGTTCCGCCGATCCCATTCCCTGACATTAAAGCCGCTGTTTTATACCTTTGAAGTTGTCCAAAATCATGGTTAGCAACGGCGATATCCTGCTTTAAAACAATGGCTTTGGCGTCATCAAGATAAAGCGTAATAGTTGACGAACTAACGCCAGTTAGTCCGCCTAACATATCACGCAATTCCTGTTCTGTCGCTTCGGCCATTAAATACCTTTGCCGATATAAAGCGCCTGTGGACGCCTTACGATGATCCCGGCGGTGTCAAGCATGACAGCCTGTTCCATCGTTCCAACAAGGTCGAAAACCGGATTTCCGAGCGAAATATCATTGATAAGTGACAATTCCACGTTTTCAGGGTCATTGTCCATTATCATCATATAATCAACTGTATCACCGTTATTCACGGCCTTTAATTGATTTGATGCGAGTATTTGCTCGAAATACATTCCTTCGGAACGTAGCCACATCATAAGCGTTCTGGAATCGCCAGTGTCAGAAAATGGAAGCGTTAATCTTTCAAGTTTTTCCGGCGGCAATACAAGGGCGCGGGCCCTGTAAAGTCCATCTTTCTGAATTTGCTGTTTTGCAGTAAAAAGATCCTCCAATATTTGGCGAACCGTTTTATTTGCCCAGAGTCGCTTTTCCGCGGCTGTTGCCCCGGTTCCATCTGCCGCAACATTTTCCTTTGTACCGAGATTCGTTCCGTAAAACGTATCGTCAAAAATCCCGGTCACATTATACTCTGAATCGCCGACAAATGCCAGTCTTGCTTCTTCCTCAAATATGAAACGCCTTGCGCTTGATACTCGATTTGTGTCAAGCTGGATTGCCGGACCTTTCCCGAGCGCCCTTTTTGCGGCAACTGCCTGCTGTTCGGCCTTTGTAAATCTTATTGCACTTGCAACCGTGTATACTTTTTGAGTTACGCGGCCGCCCTTTTCCCCTACAAATGGAATGTCTTTTGCTCCGCCTCCGTGGGCAATTATTTTTGCCTTGCCCTGCTTAATCCAGTAATCGTATCCGATTTCCCTTGCGTAAGTTGCCCAGCTTGAATTGAGGCTGAATAATCTTCGCTGGACTAATTCTTCCTCTTTCGGCGAATAAAGGACATTTTCAATCTGTAGAAAATCGTCATCTGTAAAAAGCCCTGATTCAAAAATTGCCATAATTTATATTCTCCTTGATTTTTTAATCTGCCGAAATTGTGAAAGGCGGATTTAATAATAGTTTAACGGCTGTTCCGCTGGCTCCATCTTCTCGCCATTCGGCGCCCTCTGTAACTTCAACCGTTTTCCCGGCATCTGCCGAAGTCCTGAAATTCCCTGGTCCGGTTGCATCATGTCGAATCCTGACAGCATCGCCGACGTTGACAGCTTCCTCAACATATACAGTAACAACACCCTGATCGATTAAAGGAACTGAATCCTTATCATTAAAAAGACTGTTATCAATGTTTGATGCATCTGTTGAATATCCGATTACACCACGGAAAACACCGCTTGCGCTCGCAAACAATTTTAATTGCTTTTCCGGGTCTGTTCCGTCCATTGCGGCATGACCGAATTCGAGATCGTCACCTTCGGCCGCATATGACCGGATATTTGTGATCGGATTATGTGTTCCAATCCTACCGAAACCGAGGGCCTTATTTACGTTAAAACCTTCAACGGGTATAGTCATAATTATTCCCCTCCGTCATTTTTCTTTTGCTCTCGCTGATATACGTTTTGCAGAGCGTTTTTCTTTTCATCAACAGAATTTCTATCGAATCCAGTTGAAGCGGTTCCGGTGTTTGTGTCGGTTGCCCTTTCCCTGAGAAGTTCACAAGCCGCATCGAAACGCGCCTCGATTGCATCATCAGAAACAGAATCCATCTTTACACCGGCCTTAAATGGAAGCCCCTTCGCGATAACCTGCAACTTGATTTCCTTATTTGACAATGAATCGGTTTTAAGTTCAGGATCAACCGATTTTGCAAACTCGACAAGCTGTAATCTTTCCCGGGTGTTGTTGTCAACCATATCCGGAATAGACGCCTCAAGTTCGTCATATTTCTTTTGCAGGGCTTCGGCCTTATCGTTAGCAACTTCCAATTGATCGACAAGTTTTTCCTTATCGGGAATGTCGCCCGCATCGGCCTTTAATTTCTCATTTTGTTCTTTTAAAGTCTTATTCTCTTTTTCAAGAGTATCAAACTCTTTCTGAACTTCCTTCGTCTGATTCCTGGCGCTCATGAGTTCGCCATGAATTTCTGAATCAACCTGAATGTCGGTTTCATCAAAACGTCTGTACGTTAATAGATTTGATGCATCAGAGCCGTCAACAATCCATTTCATGTTTTTACCATCCTTTTTATCAATATGAATTTTTACTTTATCACCCGCCCGGCCATTTTTGACTAAAGCGACGTGATTTATTGTTATATTTTTTTGAGCAAAATCGAAATTTTGCCCCTCAAATATACCCGGGTTTTTATCGGTTTCGAAAGTGAAACCAATTGACGATTGAATTTGTTCTTTGCTTTTTATACGTTTTATAAGTTCAGAATCGTAAATTGTGGCAAGTGCTACAATCTGACCATCTTCAATTTTTGGTTCGGAAACATTCCCGCGGACAAATTGATTGTAATTTTCGGAATCGACAATTATGTGTTCGCCGTTGATTTTTGGATGATCGTCAGTTATCGGAACGCCTTTTGCAGAATTAACGGTGTGAGCGCTTAAAATATCGCCTGGTAGTTTCGCCTCATATGATACCGACCCGTCGGTATTCATATATTGAAAAACCCCCGGGCGGGCAATTGTAATTTTTGCCTTTAAAAACCCTTCGCCAGTTTCGATTATTTTAAGATTAGTTCGATCAGTTCGAAAATTATACATATATTTAAAATATAGTGTACAATTTACACAGTCAAGAATTTATTACACATCTGAGTTAAAAAGTTACGACAAGTTGAAGGACAAAAACACACCTTTATTTGTCCAGTGTTTTGTCATTTGAATAATTCAGAATCAATCGGGTCAAATACGAAGTTTTTAAAATTATTTTTCCGGCTTTCCTGTATTTTCTTCCATGCATCCTTGAAAACCATATCACCCCACTTTAAAAAATCCCTGTATTTCTTTACCTGTGGCCGCGTTGAATTCATCCCGAAAACTGGAATAAAAGCTTTCCCGATTGTAATCATCTTATCCTTTATTTGCTCATAACTACGATTCGGGAAATGTCCAAAATATAATATTTTCGTTTCAGCTATCTTTTTACGCTTTGTAACTAAAATATGATGACCGTCGCCATATCTCATCCCTGGCGACCATTTCACAATAATTTTGCTTTGTGGCCTCGGAGCCGGATTCCTGTATTTCCAGCGAGTGAATATATTATCATCTGTTTTGTCGTCTTTTTCGGTTTCCTGGTAATCAATCCAGCGACAATTTATATATCCGAAATCAATCGGCTCAAAACAACTCAAATAGTCCTGTATTGTGTTATAATTCTTTATCTTGATGATTTCATCGGCATCAATCGGGATAATCCAGTTACAACCATTTGAGAAAGCCTGTTCAGACATCATTTTAAATCTTTCTGGCTGGCGGTAAGCAATATCAGAATCATGATGATAAAAAACTCTGGCGTCGGTTTTTAGAATGTCAAATTTTTCAACTTGCTTTTTAGTGGCCTCATTACTATTATTATACATGATATAAAAATCACGAATACCAATATTATAATAATAAATGAGGTTGTAAAATATAAGTTTTTCCTCATCCTTGATGCAGGTAATATATGCGGGTTTCATTATCCGATAAAATATCTAATCAATAAAGCTATTGCCCACGCCAGCATAATTACCCATAAATCATAATTTGTCAAAAGTCGTTTTTCTGGTAATTTCATTTTTTAACCAACCTATAATTATTTTCTGATTCCTGGACAAACTTTTCTTTTAATATGTCCTGACACTCATTTTGCCACATCTTGATTGATTCCGGCAAATGCCCCCTTTCGTAAGAAACGCCAGGCGATATGCTTAAATGAGCAATTCCGCCAATTTTTAGAAATCTCATGAATAAATGTAACATCTTTTTGGGATTCGGAATATGCTCAATAACATCTGTACATAAAATCGTATCAAATTTATTATACGGGATAGTGATATCCTTATCGTGAATATTGAATTTAAGATTTCGCCGCATCAGGCGGGAAATTGTAATCATTAACATAGGTTCCGAAATATCCATAAAATGTACATAACACCCTTTTTGCGCACACGCGATCCCGTGAGTTCCTACACCGCAACCATAATCAAGTACAGTATTCCCGGCAGTCTGCTTTTTAATCAATTCAAATAAATCCTTTTTCCGGTTCCTGAGTGAATTTATTGAAAGGGTAATCATATAATCCCTTAATAGTTTCCCGTGTCGATTATAGACTAATTTAAGCTTTTTTTCATCAACTTTGCCATTTACAAGATAATCATTTGGATCTTCGGTGATATAACCGATTTTTTCACATCCCGGGACCTCAATCGATTCAAGGCCGATCAATTCCTTCATTTCTTCCAAAATCTCTTGATTCGATAAATCGAGTATAAATTTATTTTCCATATTCCTCTATCATCTCAAAATCTGCCTTGTATCTGGTCGTTATTTTTTCAATAATCTTTGGATTGCTGAAATATTTATTTCTGTCAAACGGCTTTGTTTTCCGTAAGTGTTCGGGCTTGAATTTACATTTTATTTTATCCCTCAATATATCAATATCACGCTTGAAATTCTCAACGGTTCCGACAAAATTCATGTCATCAATATATCGACCAATATAATAATCCTGACTCTTTAAATGCCAGTCAATTGTCAAATCATCGGTATTGACAACGAAATCGACAAAATCAGGGAATTTCATATCAGGATTATAAAGGGCCTTATATATTTCGTCGCCCTGTTCGGACAAAACCTTATCTTTATAACAGGCAATCACCCGGTCAAATGGATTCCTGAGAAAAGCAAACCAGAAATAATTTTGATAACTGTTTAAATCCTGATAATCCACTTTGTCCATTTTCTTTAATTCATGCAAATCATAAGGCAATTTTTCTTGACCCGTCATATGCTTTAAAATCATATGCCTTATTGACGAACAGGCGTTTTTCGGAATCATGAAAAATATGTACTTGTTTTTGTGGTTGATTATTGGTTTAATGCTCATATTACCCCCTGTTTACCTTTCCTATTTCCTCAATCCAGTCCCTGAAATCTTCGCTTTCTTGCGTAAATTCATCAAGGGACCGACTTTTTATTTTAATTATCGGGTCAATCGGGCGCCTACCGTCAGGCCCGTACATATAGAAATTATA